AGTGCGAAGAGTGCCCGGTGCTGCGCGAGCGGTGGCGTCAGGAAGACCAACAAAACGAAGAGGTGAAGTGATGCGCGAAAAACTCTACACCATCGAGATCGTCCCGCGCCGCCGCTGGTGGGTGACGCCCTATGTCCACCTGCTGGCCGCCCTGTGCGCGCTGATGGGCACGACGCCTGACTGCGGCAAGGCCGGCAAGTTCCTGGCTCGTTGGGGCTTCAAATACGAACCCAAATTGAAAGAGGTGAAGTGATGCTGACATTGGCAGGCAAGACCCGCGAGGAACTGGCGGCGCTGTTCGAGTACAGCGTCGTTACTGGCCGCGTCTATCGCAAGGTGAAGCGCGCCCAGCAGCCCGCCGGCAAGCGGGTCGGCACCGTCGACGGCAAAGGGTATTTGCATGTCGCCATGGAGCGGCGCTTTATTTTGCTGCACCGCCTGGCGGTCTTCCTGCTGACGGGCGAATTGCCTAGACAGGTGGACCACGCGAACCGCAATAAGAATTGCAACGGCTGGCACAATCTGCGGCCTTGCACCGCCAAGGGTAATGCGGGCAATTCCAGTCTGTCGAGCCGCAATACCTCGGGGATTAAAGGCGTTTCGCAGAACGGCAAGACTGGATACTGGCACGCACAAATAAAGATCAACGGCAAGCAGACCTATCTCGGCCGGCGCCGCACGCCAGAGGAAGCGGCGGTCCTGTACGAGGCTGCCGCCCGCAAACACTTTGGGGAATTTGCGCATGTCATTGTTAATTAAGCCCCGTGATTTTACCCCGCGCGGGTACCAGACGCAGATCACCGACTTCATTCTGGATAACGAGAGGTGTGGCGTTTGGGCAAGTATGGGCGTTGGCAAATCGGTAAGTACTCTTAACGCCCTGGACACCCTGCAAATGCTCGACGACCGCCCGATCCTGGTCGTCGCGCCGCTGCGGGTGGCCACGACCACCTGGCCGGACGAGGTGCGCAAGTGGAACCACCTCAAGCACCTCACCGTGCTGCCGATCACCGGCAGCGAGAAGGAGCGCATGCGCGCGCTGAAGTACGACGCCAACATTTACAGTACAAATTTCGAACAGCTGCCTTGGCTCGTCGAGCACTTCGGCGAGCGCTGGCCGTTCGCCACAGTGGTGATCGACGAGAGCACCAAGCTCAAGGGCTTCCGGTTGCGCCAAGGCACCCAGCGCGCCAAGGCCTTGGGCCGGGTGGCGCACACGAAGATCAAGCGCATTGTCGAGCTGACCGGCACGCCGGCGCCGAACGGCCTCGAAGACCTGTGGGGCCAGGCGTGGTTCCTTGACAAGGGCGCGCGCCTCGGCCGCACCTACGACGACTTCAAGAAACGGTGGTTCCGCAAGAAGTACAGCGGCTTCGGCACCGAGCCGATGGACCACGCCCAGGAGCAGATCCAGCGCGCGCTGCGCGACATCTGCGTGACCATCGACGCCAAGGACTGGTTCGACCTGAAAGACCCGATCGTCAACAATATCTATGTCGACCTGCCGGCCAAGGCGCGCGCGCTGTATCAGGACATGGAGAAGCGCGCCTTCATGGAGATCGCGGCCATGGGCACCATGCACGGCATCGAGGCGCTGGGCGCGGCTCAGAAGATCGGCAAGCTACTCCAGCTGTCCAACGGCGCCGCCTATCTGTCACCGGGCAGCAGCGAATGGGCCGAGGTGCACGACGCGAAGATCCAGGCGCTGGAGGAGATCGTCGAGGAAGCGGCAGGCATGCCGGTGCTGGTGTCAATCCAGTTCAAGAGCGACCTTGCGCGTCTGCTGAAAGCCTTCGGCAAGGATGCCATCGCGTTGAACAGCCAAGAGGGCGTGCGGCGCGCGCAACGCGGTGAGGGCAAGGTGTGGCTGGGCCACCCGGCCAGTATGGGCCACGGCGTCGACGGTCTCCAGAACCACACCAACATCATGGCATTCTTCGGCCACGACTGGAACCTGGAGCAACGCCTGCAGATCATCGAGCGGATCGGGCCGACGCGCCAAATGCAAGCCGGCAAAAACCGGCCAATGTTTATTCATAACATCATCGCACGCGACACAGCCGACACGATGGTCATCGAGCGGGTAGAGACGAAGCGCTCGGTCCAGGATATTCTGCTATCGGCGATGAAACAAAAGGGATACGCATAAATAGCTTGCACAAGTAAATACTTGCGTGTATAGTTCTCTACATGGGCAGCGCAACGGGCGCGGCGGAATTGGAGAACGAAATGCGCGTAGTTTGCAAAGACGGTAAGGAGTGGGGCGCCGAGGTGAAGCTGGTCGGCAGTGCAAAGAAAGTACGCGACCGCGAAATAACCAAGCCGCCGAAAATCGGAGAATACCCGGTGTTCGTTGAGCAGCAAGGCGACTACCGCATGTTCACCTACAGTAGCAAAATTAGCGAGATCGCCTAACCAACCCGCCCGCTTCGGCGGGCATCTGATCGGAGAACACCATGACCATCGCAACTATCATCGGCCTGCTGTACCTGATCGGCTTCGGCCTGCTGATCGAAGCCTGCCGCCGCGCACCTTTCCTGGAGGGGCATCCATGAACCGCTGGGCCACCTTCCTGATCGTGGCATTCGTCGCGGCCGTGCTGCTGGCGCTGACGGGGTGTCGCTGATGGACTGGAAACGCATCAAACGGGCGCAGGAGCGCGCCGAGAGCGTCAAGGAAGCCAACAGGAGGTTAAATGAAGCCACTGCTGCTGATATTGCTATTCGCGCTGATATGGCTTCTGGCGGGCTGTACGACGACGACGGCCACCGTCGGGACTGAATGCGCTGTCTGGCGTCCGATCAGTTGGTCGCTTAAAGACACGCCTGAGACGGTGACTGAGGTTAAAGCCAACAACGCCAGGCGCAAGGCTTGGTGTGAGGCTCCAGGCGGGTCGAGCGGCGCGGCTCCTCGCTAACGGGGGGGAGGCCCCGGTGGTATACCTCTTCTTGCCACCGGGGTCTCTTTTTACTCTCCGAAACGATTGGACGTTTCGAATTCCTCCACATCAGCCAGGCGATATCGAACCTCGGCATTTCTGCCATCGCCCAGCTTGATATAGGCCGGTCCATTTCCGGCCACACGCCATTTGCGCAACGTGCTGTCAGCGACCTTCCAGCGATCGCTGAGCTCTTTAGGCGTCAACATCTGGGGCATAGCTCAAATCCTCTTCTTCGTCCTGGATCTCGCCGGTTTCCTCGTCGATGATTTCCTGGCTTGCACCAGCCATCGATGCTTTGAGCCTGGACAGAACTTCTGTTTGCTCGGCAGGCTGCGGCGTGATGTTCACGGGTTCGATCCGCTCGATCTGCACAAAGCCGCTTGCCTCATTGTCAGCGTCCAGGACGCTATCGACATCAGCGCTCGACGGCAGGCGCTTAGCCAGGCGGCGGATCACCGTCTTCTTGGCCATCTCGCCCCACCACTGCACCCAGGGGCCGTTGCCTGACGCGCGACTGACTTTGCGCACCTGCTCGACCTCGTCGACCGACATGACCTCGCGATAGATCGCGCCATCCTTAGTCTTGGCAATGCCATAGACCGCGATCGCCGGGCCCCGATCTTTGCCCAGGAACGGTTTGTGCACGATGCGCTCGTCATCGCCCAGCTCATAGTCAAAGTGATCTTTCTCATAGACCACCTGGGCGCTGATGCTGGCCAGCTCGCCGCTGTTGCGGATCTTCTTCAAGATCCCGCCAACCATTGGCATGTATTGCACGACCTTGCCGCTCTTGCTGTTGAACATGACCAGGGCAGCTTCCCGGCCATCGCACAGCAGGCCATCCTGGGCAGCCTTCATGCAGCCACCCAGCAGCGACCGGCGATCGGCATTGAGCAGCTCGGGCTGCATCTGGATCGCGGTCAGGGTCGTGCGGATGAACTTCTCGACCGGGATCTGAGGCGGCAGCGCTGCCTGAAACTCAGGCGCCATGCTGGTCAGCGTGCCACGCATGGCTTGGATAGGGGTGATGGCGTTCTCGCTCATTACTTGGTCCTCCAGATGCGTGCGCCTTTGCCTTCCTCGCGCACAATGAACTTCTTGCCGGCGCCATCGCGCTTGGCCCACAGATGTGCTGCCGTGTACAGCGCAGTGCGGGTGGCGTCGGGAGCTGCAAAGCTGTCACCCACGTCCATGTCCGCAAACGGGTATTTGCTGGTGCGTGCGTGCTTCGGCAGCGCGACATTTTTCTCAATCTTAAACATGCTCACTTCTCCTTCTTGGGGTAAAACCGAAAGCCGCGGTAACCTTCCGTGGCTCCAATTGTGGTGCCGACCATGTCGGCGGTGATCAACGTACCAGAACGTCCCTTCACATTTCCGCATGAGATGCTGCCCAGCGGTGAGATCACCTTACTAGCTGTTCCGATACGTTGCAATATCTGCGCTTTTGTTGCTTGTTTTAAGCCTTCTTGCTCATCAATCGAGCGGCTCAGAAACGCATATTGCTCGATCAGCTCGTCAAGCGCGGCGTCAGATTGCGCGACCAGGTTGGCGTCTGCCTTGTTGGCTAGGTTCTTGATGATGAACTGCGCGTCGGCCACATAGTCCGGTGACGGGGCGCGGCCGGTCTCGACCGTTTGCCAAAACTCAGCAACCTTGGTGCGGATGTTAGCGCCAACGTCTTTATCGCGATTGCGCAGCACGATCTTTTGCTCATTGCCGCCGACCAGGACAACGATTGCGGCCCAGTCAATGCCAGTCACCTCCATCTGGTGCTGGACCTGGAGCTCGATGTGCTCGGGCGCCTCGATGTTGCCGGCGCCATCGTCGATCCATTTGTCGCGGTATTGCAACCAATCGACGTTCTTGACCTCAAGGATGCCAGGGCCGTTGACGCTAGATTTAATCTTGAAGTCGAACGAACTGCCGATCCGCGCGTCAACATCGCGGATATAGACGTTCATGGGCTCAATGTCCCAGCCCTGATCTTCGGCAGCGCCATGAGCAATCACGCTTTCCAGGCGCGTCCCCCAGCGCATGCGCTCGTTTGGTTCGATCTTGACGACGGTCTGGTCTTTTTTCTGATGGTACAGCTCAAACATGGTCATGTAGGGCGACAGACCATAAAGCGCGCTGACCTCGGTGCTGGTCACGTCTTTGACACGCTCACGCAGCCAGGCTTCGCGATCGGTGACAGGGATAATTTCTAGGTTCATTCTGACATCTCCTCAATGATGGTTTCCAAAATTTTTTCTTCGTCGGCCTGCGTCAGCTTGTTGGCCAGCCAATCGGCAACATATCCTTTGCGGTCGAGCACAACCCAGTCGGCATCGACCGCGCCATAATACTCGTCGGGATCTGATGCGCGCTGCGAATAGGTGCCGCGCGTCTGAGAGAAACTGCACACGCCGATCAGGCATGGGATGCCGGCAATCGTATATTCGATTTCGGCAATGTAATGGCGATACTTGGTCATTGGGCTTCCTTAATTAGGCTGTATCGGGCAAACCGGCGCTCATCGAATTCGACACGTTCGGTGTGGATCTTATGCCCGCTGTCGCGAAGATCTTTGATGCGAGCGGCTAGGCGAAAACAGCCATAGTTCATGAGCGCTTGCATCGGCGTAATGGGCTCGCTGCGCAAATGCGCTAGGATGCGATCAATCTGGCTCATATCGCGCATTCCTTTTGCAGTTCTGCGGTCATGCGGTTGAGGTGAAAGTCGAGATCTTTCTCATCGATGTAAATAGATGCCATGCCCTTAAAGTATCCGGCGACTGCGGCCTGGCTGCCGTACTTGTGTTCGATCAGGTCGGACATTGCTTCAACTTTTTCGGACTTGGTCATGGTCATCTCCTTGCTTGTTGCGTGGAGAATATCGCAACACCCATGTAGGGTCAAGACGTATTTTTACGTTCCGCAAACGATACAGCTCAATTCTATCTCAATTCCGTCTAACAAGCGTCTAACATCAGCACTTGAGCCCAGGCTCAGCCTGTGCCACTGTTGACCAATGGACAACATTAGCAACTCACCCGTCGACCTGGCGATCAATCGCTTTGGTGGCGTTCGCGCCTTGGCTCGAGCGATCGGCCGAGATCCCGCCGCTATTTCACGCTGGAAGAAAACCGGCACCGTGCCAACGTCAGTGCAGCGTCGCATCCTTGAGGTGGCCTGGGAGCGCGGCCTCGACATCACCGCGCACGAAATGATCTTTGGTCGCGGCGGTGATTGAGATCGAGTTACCTTGGCCGCCAGCCATCCTGTCGCCAAACAGCCGCCCAAATTATTGGAAGCTATCAAAGGCCAAGCGCGACTTTCGTAGGACATGCTGGATCTACACGCTTGAGGCCAAGCCTGGGCTGGTGCCAGCCGGTGATCTGCACCTCGAGCTGCTGTTCATGCCGCCCGACGCGCGCAGCTACGATCGCGACAATCTGGTCGCTAGGTTCAAGGCCGGCATCGATGGCCTATGCGATGGGCTCAAGATTGACGACGCGCGGTTCAAATCGGTCACTTGTTATGTGGCTGCACCGATCAAGGGCGGCCACGTCACCGTCCGCATTAAAGGAGAAGACAATGGCATCGCTGAATAAGGTCACGCTGATTGGGCGGCTGGGCGCCGATCCAGAGGTGAGAAGCTTCCAGTCCGGCGGCAAGGTTTGCAACATGCGCCTGGCCACCAGTGAGAGCTGGAAGGACAAAGACGGCAACAAGCAAGAGCGCACCGAATGGCACACAATTGCAATCTTCAACGAAGGCCTGGCCGGCGTCGCTGAACGCTATCTGCGCAAAGGCAGCCAGGTTTATGTCGAAGGCCAGCTTCGCACCCGCAAATGGCAAGACCAGGCCGGCGCCGATCGCTATGCGACCGAGGTGGTTCTCCAGGGACCGCAGGCCAAGATGGTGCTGCTCGACAGCGCCCAGGAAGGGAGGAACCAGGGAGGAACTAGGGAGGAGCTTAGGAAGGAGCAGCCCAGCACCTGGGATTTGCCCGGCGATGATTTGGACGACGATGTCCCTTTTGATTGAGGCTGCCAGGCCACGACTGGGGTAACCTGTCTGGTAGCTTTTGAAACAATTTATTTTACAGAGGAACGACATGAGCCAATTTGATAACATCCGGCGCTGGGCCCTGGCCCGCAACCTGATCGAAGGCAGCACGCCGGAAAAGCAGTTTACCAAGCTGATCGAAGAGATCGGCGAGCTGGCCACCGGCCTGGCAAAGAAGCGTGACGACCTGGTAATGGACGGGATTGGCGACGCGGTC